TACTAATATCTATAATCAATACAATTACGACAATAGCTATCTATTAAGATAGCTTTTTTTTTATGAATGAACAGAAACTCTTTATTGCAGTTTTAGTTCAGGGAATGACTGATGCTCTTAATATGTTTAGATGGTCCAGTAGGCTTAATTCTAAATATCAAATAGAAGCTGAAGAGTGGATAGGATCAAAAGACTTTAAGATAGTTTGTTCTTTTGCTCAATGTGAGCCAAGTGAAATTATTAAAATGTATAAAGACATAAGTAAACATAAACATTATTTAACACTAGAGGATATAAGGTATTTATTGAATGAAACTTTTAATAGACGATTTGTTTTGTAGTATGTTAATGGTCAAAAACCCTGATACTAAACAACCAGAAATAATTATTAGATTTACTAATTTTGATACAGAAGAACAGGCTCTTGAGTTTGCTGAGACATTTAAAAGCCAACCCGAGTATGAAGAGTTAAATCATAAAGTAACATTACATTAAATGGATAAAGCAATAAAAGGCAGACCAACTAAATATAACAAGACATTAGTTAAGGAAATACTAGAGCAGTTGTCTAAAGGTATATCTATCCGTGATGCAACAAAGAAAAGTGGCATTACATGGTCAAGCTGGAGGAATTGGATTTTAAAGGATGAGAAGCTGAGAGAAGCCTACGCACAAGCTAAAGAGATAGGAATAGAGTATATCATCCATGATGCAGATGAACGCATTGAGTCAGCTTTAAACAGAGAAAAGATTAGTATGTCAGAGGTCAAGCTGTTGGAAGTCTATTCTAAGAACTTACAATGGAAAGCCTCTAAGCTCTCGGCGAAGCAATATGGTACAGAGAAACAACAAACATTATCTATTACTGATAAGGATGATAAGAAGATAGAGATAAGTTGGCAAAGTGATTAAGACTTACTACTAACTTTAGATTGTTCTTCTTTAATTATTTCTATTAGTTTCATTACTATTCTTTC